AGAGAATCTACCTTTAAAGAATATCTGTGAGTTCGCTATGATCGGAGCTGTTGCTCGATATCCGAATGGGATGGAGGTTTATGCCTCAGAAGGTCAACTCATGGGTCACCCCTTGAGCTTTCCTTTGCTCTGTATCATAAATCTTGCGTGCTATCGTCTCGCGATCATGCGCTGGCTTGATGCCGACGCTTCGCGATTGGACGATGCCAAGATCTTATGGAATGCAGTTCTCGTCAACGGTGACGATATGCTCTATAGGGGTCCACCTTCCTTCTTCGAAGTCTTTCACAAGACGACGGGTCAGGCTGGTTTAAAGATCTCTTTAGGCAAAAACTACAATTCCAAGCACATTGCGTTGATAAATAGTCAGCTTTTCGTTCTGAGGAAAGGTACCATGGTTCGCACCGGGTATCTCAATCAGAAGCTGATCTATGGAGAGAGTCTCAAAGACGGACAATCTGCCTCGACCCCTGACCAAATTGGAAAGGATGTATCGGAGATGGTCACGTACTGCGACTGGGCTAAGGGTTCCATACCCCGAGCCTTCGCCCGTTGGTCTTCCAAGTGGAAAGGTTGGTTCCAGCCAAACTGGTACCTTCCTGTTCACTTGGGAGGCTACGGGGTCTCAATCCAGCATGCACCCGAAGGATGGAAACTGACAAGAGGCCAACGAAAGATGGCAGCTCGTTTTGTTTCGGATCCCCGTTTGCAGCTTTATCGGCGTACCGGGTTTAGTCTCGCCACTGCGAAGTTTGCAGGTTCTCTGGCAAACTTCACAATGGTGCCTCGCTTCCTTTCGGAAGATGAGAGGGAGAAGGCCGGGATCACTCACCAGTCTGCCGAGATGGCAGATGACTGGTTGGTCCGCGCAGCTTACTTCTCCAGAGCTTTCAGACTCTCCCAGAACAAGGTGGCCGATAAGGTCATCTTACTGAGAACGAAATCTGCAGCTCAGAGGCTGAAGCCGATGTCCTACCTAGGTTTGGGTAAGTGGTGGCACATTGAGCAAGTTGCTTTCGGTGTCCCCGCTTGCCCTCCACTGGGCGGCATTCATGGCGTGCGACGCGTGTTAAAGGAACGTCTCGAGCATACAGTGCCCGTGCGTAGTCCTTTCCGTCGCGGTCCCTATATGTAGGGACGTTAACGCATCCGGCTGCGTTACCGCCGGGCTGAACGAGGATCACGCTGCGCCTCGTAAAAGATTTGCAGCTATGGGGTCTCTATTCGTAATTGCCCAAAACGGTGCCAGATCACGTTAGGCTGTTCTTGGAACACTATCGTCATCTTGCTTAATACTTCCGTGCTAAACAAAATGCCGAGAGACTACACGGCGCACCCTTGCAGATACACTGTGAGGTCGAATAGTGATGTATAGTCCACTACGTTCTGGTGGATCCCATACAAGAACGAAAAGACAAACTCAATGTCTTCCCAATCTCCCAAAAACAAAGGAGCTCGTGGTGCGATGCGAGCCGCCTCTAGAAAGAGGAATGCAAGTCGCACAGTACGTGCACCCGTAGCGATGAATCGATCCAGCAGACAAACTGGCCGGACTTCATCACGCTACCGTGAGTGTGAGCGAGTGGGCTCCGTCTTAGGTTCAGAGGCTTTTGCCAATGTCTTAGACGTGCCTATCAACCCAGGGTTGTCTACTAGCTTTCCGTGGCTGAGCGGGCACGCTATTCTCTATGAGAAATATCGTATCTACTCACTCCGGTTCCGCTACAAGAATCTTAAAGGTACCAACAGTAATGGAAACATCCTAATGTCGTTCGATTATGACACTTTGGATGAGCCACCGGCATCTGCTATTGAGCAGACACAGTCGACTGTTT